AGAATGGTGGCTACCTTGGGAAAAAGAACATATACCAAAACTACACCACATAATACAATCTTATGATACTGCGTTTAGTGCAAAAGAAACTGCTGACTATTCTGCGATTACAACTTGGGGAGTCTTCTTTCCAAAAGAAGATGGTAAACCTGCATTAATATTATTGGATGCCTTAAAAGGTAAATATGATTTTCCAGAATTGAAAGTCGTTGCAATGGATCAGTACAAGTACTGGGAACCAGAGTCCGTGATTATTGAAGCTAAAGCAACAGGGGAACCACTCATGCAAGAGTTCCGACGTATGGGGATTCCTGTCATTCCATTCGTACCATCAAGGGGCAAGGACAAACACTCACGGGTCAACGCCACCGCCCCAGTATTCGAAGGGGGTCAGATTTATTATCCTGAGGGTGAGAAATATGCTGAAGAAGTTATTGAAGAATGTGCAGCTTTCCCACATGGAGCTAACGATGACTATGTCGACAGTACTACACAGGCCGTGTTAAGATACCGACAAGGAAACTTCGTAGAAATGTTAAATGACTATGAAGAGGAACTGTATCAAGTTCCAAAAGAATATAAATATTATTAGAGGTAATTATGGCTAAAAAAAAATCAAAAAAAGATACATTAAAAGATGAGGTCTTCGAAGAAGTTATTATTGATGAAGGTGATAACAATATGGAAGATTTACCTAGAGGTATTCAAATAGACACGACTACTGATAGTAGCGGTTCAGCTGCAAATAAATTTAGCACAGGTGGAGATGTAACTGTCGGTAAGGGTGGAGATTATATAAAAGATTTAATTGACTAATCATGGGAAAGAAAAAAACACCATTTAGTAAAAAATTAAAAGATGATTTTATATATGGCAAAGGAGCTTTTGATTCTTCAGATTCATCTATAAAAAATGATATTGAAATTATAGAGCTTAAACCTGACTTTCCACTATCGGTGTCAGATATTTATGGAGATTTTAAAGGTACTAAAAATAGCAAAGGTTCTTTAATAACTAAAGGTAAAAACTATATAAAAGATTTAATATAATGGCCGGACTTGCAGATTTAAACAAACAGGAAATTATTGAGAGTGATCAAACATCCTCTGTACCTACTGTTAAATCTGATAATGAACCTTACGAACCTTCAGCACTTAGAGGAGTTGCAGGATTAGCTTTAGCTGGTGCCGGAGCCGTGGCTCTTAGGAACCCTATCGGTAGAGCCATTAATAAAATAGCAAATATAAGAGCACCAATTGCTCCCGCTACACGAACCACGAAACCAGTTGATGAGGTCGATGAGATATTATCTATAGTTCCAACTAAGATGGATAGAGGTACTGCTATGACTAAACCTCAAATCTCTCAACAAGAATCAATTAGACAGATAGCTATTCAAAGATCAAATGAATTAAAAAAATTATCGTATCAAGCTCCACTATCAAGAGGGGGAAAGACCAAACGAATAGGATCGTCTCTTTACGACTATATTGCAAGACACCCGATTGCAGGGGCTAGAAAACCAGAAGAGTGGATCAAGGATTTAAAATCAGGTGGTCCAGGATCTTTTAAGACAGGTAATCCTGAATTTAAAAATATTTCTCAAGCAGTTAAGAAAGAGGAGATGTGGGATGCTAACATTGCACAGTTTGATAAAGCTGGAAACTTAGTAGGTGGTTTTTTAAAAGTAGCTCAAGAAAAAAAGATACCTTTAACTAAAATGGATTTATTATACATCGTAGAAAAATCTCCTGTAAATAATTTAAAAATGAGAAAGCTTGGGACAGATCCTAAGATAGTAACTGAAGCTGAAGATTTAGGAAGAGATATTACAAATAGTTTAGATGGTATTAGAAATAAAATTATAGCTAAAGTTGGAGATGATGTAGGAGAACAAGCTGAAAATACTTTAGATATGATTAAAACTATGAAATCAGATATTAGAAAAAAGAGCACAGGTTTATATAATAAGTTTACCGAAGTAGATGATTCATATTATGATGCTATTAGATCATCACCGTTTAAAGATGTTATAGATAATTATGAATCCTTACTTCCAGCAATAAGAAGATTAGGGGTAGAGGTTGATCCTTTAGAAGTAAGTAGAATAACACAAGCAGGTAAAGCAAAAGATATAGATATTGGAAGAAGACTTCAATTACAAGATTCACAAGGGATGATGACTAAGTATGGAAACTATGGTGAGTATAGAATTAAAGGTGGAGATGAATATTTTGAAAACGTTGTTTACTATCCTAAACCATTACCTATGGGTCAAAAATTACCTTACGATTATAACAGACACTACACAAGTGGTGAAAAAGCAATGCCTAACCAAATCTATCACGTAAGGGGAAGTATAAGAAGTGGTGGTTCAAACGACAATCAAAGAGTTATGATGATTGATGAGATACAATCTGACTACCATCAAAAATTAAGAAAGGTTAATCCTACAAGAGACAAAGTTGTAAATGCTTTTGGATCTGAGATTGAATTCTTTTCTGCAAATAGAAAACTTGAAAAGTTAGTAGATGAGATGAAAACTATTTCAAATAAGGGAATAAAAGCTACACCTGAAGATCAAATGAGATTTAATAAATTAAATAGTGAATTTAAAGAAATGAAAACAAACTCACTTAACTTATCTAATATTTCAAACAGACAAGCTCAAGACGGGATTCCTTTTTTACCGCTTTACGGAAAAGAGAACTGGGGTTCACATGCACTTAAAAATCAAATTAAAGATGCAGCGGATAGAGGAATAGATTGGGTAGCGATCTCACCTGTTGAATACTTACACCATGCGAAAAGAACTAAGTATTTAGGGGACATAGAGTTCTATGGTACAAGAACAGGTAAAGCAGGTTTTAAAAACTACGGCGCAAGACAAGGTGTTGTAAGAAAAAATGCTAACGATGATGAAGTTCCAATGACAGGAAGTACAGATCCTAAAAAGAAAGCAACATTACCTGCAGCAATGGATAGAATAGCTAGAGAATATGGTTCCGAAGTTAAAACAATACCAGTTGCAAAATCAGATCCTAATAAACCTTTTAAGGTAGTTACGAATACCCCTAATGTAAAAAAAGAATGGGGTCTTAATCCTGATAAATCAAAAAACCAACATAAAGCAGCTTTTAAGACAATGGAAGAAGCTGAATACTATGCAGGTAGATATGGTGGAGATGTAGAACAGATTATGCCTGGAGATCCTAGATTATATATTGATGCTTACGCTATCAAGGTAAACAAAGAAATGGCTGATAAACCATTTAAAGCATATCAGTCGGGTGGTCTAGTCGTAAATATATTTGCATGATAATATAAACCTGTTATAACAATAAGGAGATATATCATGGCAAGCAAAAAGATGAAGAAAATTTTAGGAGCAGCTGTCGCTGGAGCGATTGGTGCTAAAATGTTAGGCCAGAAAAAACAAATGGCTGAATACCTAAAAACAGAAGGTGGCGACAAATCACCAGTAAGCTACATTACTAAAAAAGCAAAACCAACAACTTTTATGGGTAAAGTTAAAAAGGCAGTTAACACTTATAAAACTAAAGGACTTAAAACAGGTCCAGGACCAAATGCTACATCTAAAATGGGTGGAACATTAGCTGGAGATTATTCAGGTTTTGGTTTAGGCGATATGGATGGTGCTAAAGCTGGAAAAATGATTAAAGCTAGAGGCGGAAAGATGGTTAATTTAAAACCAACTAAACTATACTAGATATGGCTGAAGTAGAGAAACAAAATGAACTTCCTGAAGAAGAAGTTACAGAAGAAGTTGATGTAGAGATAGAGGGCTCTGAGGAACAAGTTCCTGAAGAAGAGACACCTGAAGAAGATTTTTACAGAAACCTAGCTGAAGAGATGAGCGACCAAGTTTTAGGTCGTATGTCATCCGAACTGATACAGGATTATAAAAGAGATAAAGTTTCGAGATCGGATTGGGAACAAGCTTATACTCAAGGCTTAGACCTTCTTGGATTCAAGTATGTAGATAATACAAGACCTTTCCAAGGTGCAAGTGGTGTTACCCATCCGCTTCTCTCAGAAGCTGTTACACAATTTCAAGCACAAGCTTACAAAGAATTACTACCAGCAGATGGTCCTGTAAGAACATCTGTTATTGGTTCAGACACACCAGAAGTTCAACAACAAGCTGAACGTGTTCAAGATTTTATGAACTATATGTTAATGGAGGAGATGGAAGAGTACACTCCAGATACAGATCAAATGTTATTTTATTTACCATTAGCAGGATCTGCATTTAAAAAGATTTACTACGATGAAATTAAACAAAGAGCAGTTTCGAAGTTTGTACCTGCTGAAGATTTAATTGTTCCATATTTTGCAACTGATTTAAAAGATTGTGAAAGAATTACACATGTCGTTAAAATGTCTGAGAACTCAGTTCTTAAACAACAAAAG